TACACGACGCTCTTCCGATCTGGGATGCTGATCTGGCCCGACTTTACTGGCTGGGACACGGTGCTGAATGCCGAAGCAACGGCATATGCCACCGCCCGTGCGCTTGGTCTGCGCGCCAAAATTGATGAGCAGACCGGATGGCACAAAAGCCTGTCCAACGTGGGCGTGAACGGTGTCACCGGAATTTCTGCTGATGTATTCTGGGATCTGCAGGACCCGGCAACTGATGCGGGACTGCTTAACCAGAACGATGTTACCACACTTATCCGCAAAGACGGCTTTCGCTTCTGGGGTTCCCGCTGTCTGAGTGATGACCCACTCTTTGCCTTTGAAAACTACACCCGCACGGCGCAGGTGCTGATGGACACGATGGCAGAAGCGCCAATGTGGGCGGTCGACAAACCGCTGAATCCGTCGCTGGCCCGCGACATTATCGAAGGTATCCGCGCCAAAATGCGCAGCCTGATCAGTCAGGGCTATCTCATTGGTGGCGATTGCTGGCTGGATGAGTCGGTGAACGACAAAGACACTCTGAAAGCTGGAAAACTCACCATCGACTACGACTACACACCAGTGCCGCCACTTGAAAACCTGATGCTGCGTCAGCGCATCACCGATCAGTACCTGGTGAATTTCGCCAGCCAGGTCAGCGCGTAAGGGGACAACATGGCTTTACCACGCAAATTAAAACACCTGAACCTGTTTAACGACGGGAACAACTGGCAGGGGATCGTTGAGTCGCTGACGCTGCCGAAATTCACCCGCAAATATGAGAAGTATCGCGGCGGCGGAATGCCGGGAGCAGTGGATGTGGATCTGGGGCTTGATGACAGTGCGCTGGACACAGAATTTTCCATTGGTGGTACTGAACTGCTGCTGTTTAAGCAGATGGGCAAAGCCACGGTGGATGGCATCCAGTTGCGCTTTACCGGCTCTATCCAGCGTGATGATACCGGGGAAGTGCAGGCCGTGGAGCTTGTGGTGCGTGGACGTCACAAAGAAGTGGATTCCGGCGAGTGGAAGACGGGCGAAAGCAACACCACCAAAGTGACCAGTACCAACAGCTACGCGAAGCTGACTATCAATGGTGAGGTGCTCTATGAAGTGGACCTTATCAACATGGTGGAAATTGTGGACGGTGTGGACCTGATGGAAGCGCACCGCAACGCCCTCGGCCTCTGATGTATCTGAACGGCGCGGAATGCCGCGCCAGAACCTAATTTACAGGACAGCAAAATGAGCGATAAGCAGACTGAAAAGACTATTCAACTGGATACCCCCATCATGCGTGGTAAAACTGAAATCACCGAAATTGTGCTGCGTAAACCGCAGTCTGGTGCGCTGCGCGGTACACGCCTGCAGGCCATTATGGATATGGATGTGAACGCGATGATGACCGTGATCCCCCGCATCTCCAGCCCGGCGCTGACTGCACAGGAAATTGCAGAGATGGACCCGGCAGATCTCACTGCCATGTCGGTTGAGGTTGTCACTTTTTTGTTGAAGAAGTCGGTGCTTGCCGGTTTACCGACAGCCTGACGGTTGATGATCTGGTGGCAGATATCGCCACCATTTTTCACTGGCCGCCATCCGTTACTGACGTTATGCCGCTGACCGAAGTGCTGGAATGGCGGTATAAAGCGATTCAGAGAAGCGGGGCCAACGATGAGTGATAATAACCTGCGCCTGCAGGTCATTCTTAATGCGGTTGACAAACTCACCCGCCCATTCCGTGCTGCACAGGCCAGTTCGAAAGAGCTGGCTGGCGCAATCAGAAACTCCCGTGACGCATTAAAGCAACTCAATCAGGCGGGTAACAGCCTGGAAAAATTTCGCAAGCTGCAGGCCGATAACAAAAAGTTAGGCGACAGGCTGAACTATGCCAGACAGAAGGCAAATTTGCTTAGTTCTGAGCTGGAAGCGATGGAACAACCATCACAAAGGCATCTTGTGGCTTTAGGTCGGCAAACGCTGGCAGTCCAACGCCTGGAAGAACAACAAAAATATTTGCAGAAGCAAACGGCGCTTGTGCGTGCAGAACTGTACCGGGCGGGAATTTCTGCGAAAGATGATGCGGGAGCAACTGCCCGTTTAGCCCGTGAAACATCACGTTATAACCAGGAACTTTCGAAACAAGAGGCGCGGCTGAAGCGACTGGGGGAAGCTCAGCGCAGGATGAATGCGGCGCGTGCCAGTTATGCCCGTTCGCTGGAGGTGCGTGATCGTATTGCAGGTGCCGGAGCCACCACCACGGCTGCAGGGCTGGCAATGGGCGCACCAGTGATGGCGGCAGTAAAAAGCTATACCAGCATGGAAGATGCCATGAAAGGTGTAGCAAAGCAGGTCAATGGTCTGCGTGACGATAATGGCAACCGCACTGCACGTTTTTATGAAATGCAGGATGCCATCAAGGCTGCCAGCGAACAGTTGCCGATGGAAAACGGTGCGGTGGACTTTGCCGCACTGGTTGAAGGTGGTGCGCGCATGAACGTCGCAAACCCTGACGACAGCTGGGAAGACCAGAAACGTGACCTGCTGGCCTTCGCCAGTACGGCAGCAAAGGCGGCAACAGCCTTTGAGCTGCCAGCGGATGAACTGTCAGAAAGTCTGGGGAAAATCGCCCAGCTCTACAAAATTCCCACCCGCAATATTGAACAGCTCGGTGATGCGCTGAACTATCTGGATGATAACGCCATGTCGAAAGGGGCAGACATCATTGATGTGATGCAACGTCTGGGCGGTGTGGCTGACCGTCTGGATTATCGTAAAGCGGCGGCGCTGGGTTCCACCTTCCTGACACTGGGCGCTGCGCCGGAGGTTGCAGCCAGTGCAGCAAACGCGATGGTGCGTGAATTGTCCATTGCCACCATGCAGAGCAAGAGTTTCTTTGAAGGAATGAATCTGCTGAAACTCAATCCTGAAGTGATTGAAAAGCAGATGACGAAGGATGCGATGGGAACTATCCAGCGTGTGCTGGAGAAGGTGAACGCACTGCCGCAGGACAAGCGTCTGTCTGCCATGACCATGATGTTTGGTAAAGAGTTTGGCGATGACGCGGCGAAACTGGCAAACAACCTGCCGGAACTACAGCGCCAGCTAAAACTGACTGCGGGCAATGATGCGCTCGGTTCCATGCAGAAAGAATCCGACATCAACAAAGACTCACTTTCTGCTCAGTGGTTGCTGGTCAAAACCGGAGCGCAGAACACCTTCAGCAGCCTGGGCGAAACGCTGCGCCAGCCGCTGATGGATATTCTGTACACGGTGAAAAGCATCAAGGGGGCGTTGCGCCGCTGGGTGGAAGCTAACCCGGAACTGACAGGCACACTGATGAAAGTAGCGGCTGTTATGGCTGCGGTTACCGTAGGCCTCGGCACCTTAGCGGTGGCGCTGGCTGCAGTGCTGGGGCCGCTGGCAGTCATCCGTCTGGGATTCTCTGTGCTGGGTATCAAAACGTTACCTTCCGTTACGGCAGCAGTAACACGAACCAGCAGCGCGTTGTCCTGGTTAGCTGGCGCTCCACTGGCACTGCTGCGACGCGGGCTTGCTTCATCGGGCAACGCAGCGGGTTTACTTACTGCGCCGTTGTCGTCTTTGCGCCGCACGGCATCACTGACGGGAAATGTCCTGAAAACTGTAGCAGGTGCGCCGGTTGCACTTTTGCAGTCTGGATTATCCGGTTTACGTGCTGTTGCTGTGATGTTTATGAATCCTCTGGCGGTACTGCGCGGTGGACTGGCCGCCGCAGGCACGGTGCTGCGAGTACTGGCATCTGGTCCACTGGCGATGCTGCGCGTTGCCCTGTATGCCGTATCTGGTCTGTTAGGTACTCTGCTCAGTCCGATAGGTCTTGTGGTTACTGCACTGGCGGGCGTGGCGCTGGTTGTGTGGAAATACTGGCAACCCATCACCGCATTTCTTGGTGGCGTGGTGGAAGGATTCAAAGCGGCGGCAGGTCCCGTCAGTGCAGCATTCGAACCGCTTAAGCCCGTGTTCCAGTGGATTGGCGATAAAGTACAGGCGCTGTGGGGCTGGTTTACTGATCTGCTGACGCCCATTAAGTCGACCTCTGCCGAACTGCAGAGTGCAGCGGCAATGGGGCGGAGATTCGGGGAGGCACTGGCGGAAGGGCTGAATATGGTCATGCATCCGCTGGACTCCCTGAAATCCGGCGTTTCCTGGTTGCTGGAGAAGCTCGGCATTGTCAGTAAAGAGGCCGCAAAGGCAAAACTGCCGGAAAGCGTGACGCGTCAGCAACCTGCGACGGTGAATGCAGACGGTAAAGTGATGATTCCATCGGGTGGTTTTCCGTCATGGGGATATGGCTTTGCGGGGATGTATGACAGCGGCGGGTATATCCCGCGCGGGCAGTTTGGCATCGTCGGTGAAAACGGGCCGGAAATTGTTAACGGCCCGGCAAATGTGGCCAGCCGGAGAAATACAGCTGCACTGGCTGCCGTTGTTGCCGGAATGATGGGCGTTGCTGCCGCGCCAGCAGAGCTTCCACCGTTGCACCCTTTGGCACTTCCCGCGAAAGGTGGAGAAGCAATTGTGAGTCGCGCAGCCACTGTGCCGCTCGTTCAACGGCTTGAGGCACCGACGCAGATCATCATTCAGACGCAGCCAGGACAAAGTGCGCAGGATATTGCGCGGGAGGTGGCCCGCCAGCTTGATGAACGTGAACGCAGGCTGAAGGCAAAGGCCAGGAGTAACTACAGCGATCAGGGGGGATACGACGCATGATGATGGTGCTGGGATTGTACGTGTTTATGCTTCGCACTGTGCCGTATCAGGAACTGCAGTATCAACGCAGCTGGCGACATGCGGCAAACAGCCGGGTAAACCGTCGTCCGTCCACGCAGTTTCTGGGACCGGAAAACGACATGCTGACGCTTTCCGGTGTTCTTATGCCGGAGATAACAGGCGGCAGGCTGTCGTTGCTGGCACTGGAGCAGATGGCAGAACAGGGGAAAGCATGGCCCCTGATTGAAGGCAGCGGCACGATTTACGGCATGTATGTGATTGAGGGACTGAATCAGACTAAAACGGAGTTTTTCCGCGACGGTATGCCGCGCAGGATTGAGTTCACCCTTTCGCTAAAACGGGTGGATGAATCCCTGTCCGATATGTTCGGTGATCTCAGTACTCAACTGAATAATCTGCAGGACACGGCAACGTCTGTCTTAAGCGATATCAGTAAAACGGTGGGAGGGCTGCTGTCGTGAATTTCAGCTCTGAACTGCTTAACAAAGGCAACAAAACTCCCGCATTCAGCATCAGTATTGAGGGCAGGGATATCACCACTGTGCTGGATAACCGCCTGATGAGTTTGACGCTGACGGATAACCGGGGCTTTGAAGCGGACCAGCTTGATCTGGAGCTGGATGACGCTGACGGAAAAATCGTGCTGCCGCGCCGTGGTGCGGTTATTACGCTGGCGCTGGGCTGGAAGGGGCAGCCGCTTTTCCCGAAAGGGGCATTCACAGTGGACGAGATTGAACACACTGGCGCACCGGACCGCCTGACTATCCGGGCGCGAAGTGCTGATTTTCGGGAAACGCTGAATACCCGCCGTGAAAAATCGTGGCATAAGACCACCGTCGGGGAAGTGGTGAAGGAAATAGCCGCGCGGCACAAGCTGAAGATGGCACTGGGTAAAGACCTGTCGGATAAGCCCGTGGAGCATATAGACCA